CAAAACAATCCTTGGGGCGGGAACCCAGTTGATTGGACTTACAACGCTGGTTTAAGCCCAGACCCAGATTTAAGAATTGGTATTTTTACCGATAACTATTACAATTTAGGCGGAACTAATCAGCCTAAAGCCTTTAGGGTTACGTTAAAAGTTACTTCTTTAACTTCAGCTAGTTATAATATTTTAATTAAAAGGTCTTCGGATAACGCACCGATATCAGAGTGGATGAACTTAACGGGAACCCAGACAAGACAACACGTTCACTCGCATTGGACATACGGAGGGATAGGTTCTTTTTTAGATTTTAAGGTAGAAATACAAGCAGAAAGCACTTTAGCAATAGGTCAAGAATTAACTATCGAAGAAGGTTATTATTTTGCACAATTTTATCCGATTGGAGCCGAATGTGTTTACAATGCTGTTTCAACAAGCGTAACAAATACTATAAACGTCACAGAGCAAATGCCTAGAATGAAAGTGATTGACTTTTTAAGCAACCTTTTTAAGATGTTTAATTTTGTTGTTTATAAAGAAGGTGATAATATGATTGTAGATGACGCTTGGTATTTTGAACTTAATGGTCTAAACTATGATATTACTAAGTATGTAGATATGAGTAAGTCTACAATGGAGCGTTTATTCCAGTATAAAAGTATGCGTTTAAACTTTAAAAGTAAAAAGAGCTTTTTAGTACAATACTCAGACGAGTTACAAAACAATTCTTTTAGCGATGAAATGTATGGGAATGATGAATGGGACGGAGGTATATATAAAATAGAGGTTGATTTTGAGAAGATGATGTACGAACGTCTAAGTAATGAAGACACTGACGTTTTAACTACAATAGGTCAAGGTGCTATGTTAGACAAAAAGTTTGAACCAACAATAGGCCAGCCTTTACTTTTATACATAGAGCAAACCAACGCTTCAGGCTCTTTTAATTTGCTTGATGAAAGCGGTAACGCAACAGCAATAAACAACTACAACAGACCTACTAATTTAGGGGGTTCTGGATATATACCTAACAATTCAATTTCTTTAAACTTTGGAATTGAAAACGATGAGTATTTACAGACTGTTGGGGGTGACGGAAGGAATTTATTTAGTGAGGGTTATTTGGATTATGTAGACACTGTTTTTAATCCACAATCAAGGCTTTTAAAAGTTAGCGCTTATTTGCCTTTAAGCTTAATTACTAAATACAAAATGAATGACACGTTTGTAATAAATAATAAACCTTATAGAATTAACTCGGTTAAAACAAACCTATTAACAAATAAGACTGACTTAGAACTTTACAATAAACAACAATTTGTTAGCCAAATAGATAACGGACAAGTTGCATATCTTGGAAGGTTAGCGGCTGTTAATGTAGTAGCAAAGGGAACGACTTTTATATCCTTAGGCTGGGTTCCTTTACCAGACCCAACAGTAACGGGTTATAGTATATATGTAGACAGAGGTTTTAAACAAACGGTTGGTGATGATATTTCAGGACTTACACTAACGGGAATGACTTCAAACACTAACTATCAAATAGGCGTTAGAGTTCAATATACAACTACTGAAGGGATATTTTATTCAAATGACACATTACTAAGCGTAACAACAGACTAATGATAAAATTAATTATAGACAGCCTTAAGTATGTTAATGGCGACACTGAAAACATTAAAATAGCACAAGGGAAGTATAAACTACCTACGACATTAAAAGAGGGGTACAAAGCACTTAAACAAGAGATGAAATGGCAATAGAGAAAACAATTAATATAGATGTAAATTCTAAGAAAGCTACTAAAGGAATAAAAAACTTAGAAAAAAGCATAGATGGAGTAAATAAGGAGGTTAAAGAAACAAGTAAATCAACTCAGGCAATGAGTGGAACGCTTGACAAGGCTACGGGCGGAGCTGTTTCTAAATTTACAGCTTTCAAAGGTGCTATTGGTAGTGTTACAACTGGGTTTAAGTCTTTAAGGGTTGCTATTATAGCCACTGGAATAGGTGCTTTATTAATAGCGGTTACTGCTTTAGGTCAAGCATTTACTAGAAGTGAAGAAGGACAAAATAAATTCGCTAAAATACTTGGAGTTATTGGTAGTGTTACTGGAAATCTTTTAGACTTACTAGCAGATTTAGGAGAAAACATTATAAGTGTATTTGAAAACCCTAAACAAGCTATAACAGATTTTGCTAATTTAATCAAAGACAATATAGTTACTAGGTTTAAAGGACTTTTAAATTTAATACCAAACTTAGGTAAGGCTGTTGAGCAATTATTTAAAGGTAATTTTAAAGAAGCTGGAAAGATAGCAGCCGATAGTGTAGGTAAAGTTGTTTTAGGGGTTGATAGCGTTACGGATAGCGTTAATAGTGCAGTTGAAGCGGTTAAGGATTTTGGTAAAGAGGTAGCATCGGACGCAGCAGCAGCAGCAAAAATAGCAGACCAAAGAGCAGCAGCAGAAAAAGCAGCTAGAAATTTAATAGTAGAAAGAGCACAAGCAGAACAAGACATAGCAAGGCTTAGGGAGAAGGCAGTACAAAAGGATAAATTTTCTGCTGAGGAAAGAATAAAATTCTTAGAAGAGGCTGGTAAAATAAGTGAAGACTTAGCAGAGAAAGAAACTAAAGTAGCTAAATTAAGACTACAAGCTAAACTCACAGAAAATTCTTTAACTAAAAGCAACAAAGACGACCTTAATGAAGCTGCACAATTAGAGGCTAGTGTTATACAATTAGAAACACAAAGATTAAACTTACAAAAGAGATTAAGCACAGAATTATTAACTGCTAGAAACGAAGCTAAAACAGCTGCAAAAGAAGAACCTATTGTAATTGATGAGAAGCTAAAAAAGATACAAGAAATACAAGAGGCTTTTAGACAAAAACAAAAAGACAAAGAAGCTGAAACAGAACTAGAAAAAATAAACCTAGAAGAAGAAAGAAAGATAGCTGAACTTGATAGGTTAAACGCTAGTGAAGAACAAAAACTAGAGGTTGAAAAGTATTACGCTGGGTTAAGAACTGATTTAATTGAAGAACAAGATAATAAAAAGGGTGAGCTGGAAAAATTAAGAAAAAAACAAATCTTAGCTGATGCACAAGGCACTTTTAATAGTATTGCTCAACTAGCTGGTAAAGACAGTAAAATAGGGAAAGCTATGGCAATAGCCAGCGCAACAATTAGCGGAGTTCAAGGGGTTCAAAACGCTTACACAACTGCACAAAAATCACCCGTAACCGCTTTGTTTCCTGCTTACCCAGTTGTACAAGCTGCACTAGCTGGAGCAATAGCGGCTAAAAATATTTCAGCAATTAAAAGCGTTGATAGTAGCGGCGGCGGCGGTGGTGGAAGCGTTCCAACTCCTAGTGGCGGCGGAGGTTCACAGCCTCCAAGCTTTAATATAGTTGGAGCTAGTGAAACAAACCAATTAGCTGATGCAATAGGTGGACAGGCCCAGCAACCAGTACAAGCATACGTTGTCGCTAATGATGTAACAACAGCACAAAGCCTACAAAATAACATTGTTGAAGGCGCTACAATAGGATAAAAAACAAAATAAATAAAAAACTTTTATATATAATTATGAAGATAGTTGAATTAATACTAGACGAAGATAGTGAAATGGGGATAGAAGCTATTAGCGTAGTTGAAAGCCCAGCTATTGAAGAAGATTTCGTAGCTCTAAAAAGCCAAGAGTTTAAACTTGCTGAAGTAGATAAAGAGCGTAGAATATTAATGGGTGCTTTATTAATACCTAACAAGCCCATATACAGACGTAGCGGTGATGATGAGTATTATATATATTTTTCAAAAGAAACTGTCTTAAAAGCGTCGCAAATGTATTTAATGCAAGGCAACCAAAACAATTCAACGCTAGAACACCAATACAAAATACAAGGTTTAAGTTTAGTTGAAAGTTGGTTAGTAGAAGACAAGGTGCACGATAAGAGCGTTAAGTACGGAATGGATTTACCTCTAGGTACGTGGGTTGGTAGCGTTAAAGTAAACAACGATAAAATCTGGAATGAATTTGTAAAGACTGGTAAAGTAAAAGGTTTTAGTATTGAAGGATATTTTGCTGATAAAATGGAAAGACCTAAAGAAGCTATTATTGAAGACTTATCAAAAGAGGATTTAATGGTTCAACAAATAATTGATATTATTAAAGACAGTGAGAATGAATAAGCGTTTTGAAACTCCAAGCAGAACAAGTCCTAAAGGAGGTCGTAGAGGTTGCTTATGTAAAAATGATACATATTCAATCAAATGCTGCAATGGTTCATTAAGAGCGCAAGGGATAGGGCAAACTTCAGCTAGTAACATTATACCATTCTTATCAAAAGAAGACGGAGGTTTAATACTACAAGAAGATAAATATAATATAATACTATAATGGCAAATTTAAAAATAAGCGAATTACCAGTATCTACTGAAATACAAGGAAACGAGATATTACCTTTAGTTCAAGGGGGTGCAACAAAACAAGTCACAGTTTCTAATTTAAAAAACTATTTTGTTTCTACTGATATAACGGCTGAGGCAAATGTTGATATAGACTTAAACGCGGCTATATACGACAATACTTTTATGTTTAAACTTTCGTGGACTGGTGCAAATGGTACGGCGGTTTATACTTTACCTAGTGCGGTTACTCACGAAAATAGAAAGATAAGGTTTATTTCTGACGGCACATTTACTGGCAGTGCTAAGCACGTAGACGTTACACCAGCGGTTGGTCAAAACTTAGACGGAAGCACAAACCTTTACAGAATTAATAAAGGTTATGAAGGAATTACAATCTGGTCTGACGGATTAGAGTGGTTTATATTACAGAAAAAAGCATAGTGAAAATACAAAATAAATTAAACTAAATTATATATTAATATGAAGTCAAACAATGTGATTAAAAAAATCAAAGACGTTTTAAATCTTAACGAGGAAGTTAAGCTAGAACAAACTAAGCTGGAGAACGGCACTATTATAGAAGCAGAAAGCTTTGAAGAAGGCAAAGAAGTTTTTATAGTTAGTGACGAAGAAAAAATTGCAATGCCAGTCGGTGAATATATCCTAGAAGACACTAGATTATTAGTAGTTGAAGAAGAAGGGGTTATTGCTGATGTTCGTGAAGTATCTGACGAAGCGCCTGCAAAGGAAACTGAAGAAGGTGAAGAAGTAGAAGAAGAACTAGCAGAAGAAGATGACCTTATTAGAGATATGATGGGTAGAATTCAAAACCTAGAAGACGCTATAGCTGACATTAAATCTAAAGAAAGTTTAAAAGAAGAACTTTCAGCAATTGAAGCAGGAAACAAATTAACTGTTGAATTATCTCAAGAAATTCCAGTTGAAGTACAAGCAGAATTAAACGAGCCAAGCGCCGAGCCTATTGTTTCTAATCCAGAAGCATTCAAAACACTATCTAAATTTAAAATTGGTTCAAATAGAAAAGCCAATACAATGGATAGAGTATTATCAAACCTTAATAAATAACAACTAAAAATAAATAAAAATGAGTTTAGCAATTACGAGCAGTTATGTGGGAAGTTTCTCAGGAAAATATATCGCGGCAGCGTTACTTTCAGGAGATACTTTAGCAAATGAAGAAATTACAATTATGCCTAATGTAAGGTTTAAGTCTGTAATTCAAAAAGCGTCTACCGACGATATCGTTAAAGATGCATCTTGTGACTTCCAAACGGGTCAAGGTACTTTAACACTAACAGAACAAATTCTTGAGCCTAAAGAATTTCAAGTAAATTTAGATTTATGTAAGAAAGACCTTTTTGCAACTTGGCAAGGAGCTGAAATGGGATACTCGCAATATGCAGAGCTTCCAGCTTCATTCTCTGATTTTGTTTTAGGACACGTTGCGGCTAAAGTAGCTGATTTTACAGAAACACAAATTTGGTCTGGTGCTGGCGGTGCTGGTTCTTTTTCTGGTTTTGCAACTTTACTAGCAGCTGATGCAGCTTTACCAGCTCCTCAAGATTTAGTAAAAGCAGCTGTAGACCCAGCAACTATTGTAGCAGAATTAGGGCGTATCGTAGATGCAATTCCTACAACTGTTTACGGTAAAGAAGACCTAAGAATTTACGTAGCTTCTGATATTGCACGTGCATATACGAGAGCTTTAGGCGGATTTGCTGCGGCTGGAGTTGGTGCTAATGGTTTTGACAACAAAGGAAACAACCAAGTTTTAGGGGGTTTATTTTTTGATGGAGTTCAATTAGTAGTTTCTAAAGGATTAGCAAACGGAACGGCTGTAGCTGCTCAAAAAAGCAATTTGTTTTTCGGAACTGGTCTTTTAAATGAAGCTAACGAAGCTCGCACGATTGATATGCAAGACGTTGACGGTTCAATGAATGTAAGAGTAATTTTACGTTACACTGCTGGAGTTCAATACGGAGAAGTAACAGACAT